GCCGCCAGGGACGCCCAATCAGCTGCTTTCCGCCAACTGGTCACGACTGGAACACTCCCACCCACCACCACTAACCCATGAGCTACCAACCACGAACCACCACACTCCTGCAGATCAGCACCACACAGGCGGGGCTCCTCAGACCCCTGCTGCGGGTCCATCTGCAGACCCTGCGGGATCTGCTCGAAGCTCAGGTGCAGTCCCTGCCGCCTGGGGACGACAGCTGGGCTTACACCAGCGAGGAACTGCACCAGCTGCATCACGTGCTGAACCAGCTGGAGGGGGTGCGATGAGCTGCCCGCTGATCGAGGCGATGGCGGATGCCATCAGAAGTGAGACCGGGAGCCACTACGCCGAGCTTGAGGCCCGCGTGGCCCTTGATGCCGTGGTGGCCCACATGAGGCAGCACGAATACAACGCCGGCGCCGACTTCCTGGAAAGGAAGGCCCCGCGACCCGCACTACCGACCCTGCGGGAGCGGGCGCTGGCTCGGTTGCGAAAGCAGCTAGCGACCCCTGACTTTCTCAACATTCACGACCGCGATGCCATGGAACTCGCGCTGCAGGCCCTGCAGGAGGGCGCCAAATGAACCGCACCACCCTCGGCTGGCTGGCCGCTGGCATCGCCGCAGGCATCGCCCTGGGGTTGCCCGGCGTCGTTGGTGTGCTCAGCCTGGCATTGCCGCTGTCGGTCCTCTGGGTCGTCATCGTTGAGCGGGCAGATCCGCCCCCTGGCGTGGATCCCCGGAGCAACTGGCAGAAATGGCAGGAAGAGGCCGAGATCGCACGGGCCGCCAACACGGTGCGCCCGTTCGAGCGGAGCCGCAGGCGATGAAGCCCGCCAAGGCCGCCAACTGGATCGCCGGCATCCGCACCGCAGCACCCACCCTGTCGCTCACCGCGCTGGAGGTGCTGTTGCACGTGGCCGCCGGCATCGACAACCGCAAGGAGCTGGAGGAGGCCGTTCCCGACGTGGATAGGGCCACCATCACCCGATGCCTTCAGATCCTGCGGGGGAAGGCCCGGTGGGTTCAGGGGAAGTGGGCCGAAAGCCCGCTGGAGCTCCTGATCACCCGGCCCCATCCCCATATCCCTGGGGCTTTGTGTTACTCACTGTCCCCAAACGGTCGGCAACTGATCCAGTATCTGCAGCCGGATTAGATCTGCTGCATCCGTGCATCGTCCTCTCGCGCCTCCTACATGAAGAGTTCTTCCCGCGTGATCCTCATCGCAACCGCTGCGATTCCTTGGGGCCGCTGGTGGCATGAAATCAGTATCGTTGCCCCGTTTCCCCCCGGCCGAACCGACCGAACCGGACTATCCTTGCATCGGTGCCAGACTCCTAGGAGTCGCAAGCATCATGGGTCATGGGTCTGGGTCAACTGGAGCGGGGTCTGCAGCGTTTCGCGGTTTTGGATCCGCAGATGCCTCTGCATTTCGTTCAGACCTTCCTGTTCGTTGCCCAGAGGGCCAGCTGCACCTATCGAGAAATCGAGGAGGCGCTGGAACTGACCAACAGCAGCGTCAGCCGCACGCTGAACGCCCTGGGCCCCCGCCATCGCAAGGGGGACCGGGGGCACAACCTGATCGAGACCTACATCGATCCCGACGAGGGCCGCAGATACCGGGCCCGACTCACCAAGCAAGGCAGGGCCCTGGCCAAGGAGCTGGGGGCCCTGTGAACACCACCCAAAACCGCCGCCCCGCCTTGGTTTTCAGGCGTCAGGCGGCCAATTGGTCACCACCACCACCGAGCCATGGAAGAACGCAAGGAAACAGCCACGGAGCAGGCACTGAGGGCTGCGAGGGCGGCCCGGGAGCCAGTATCGCCACCGGTGACGATCGATACGGTCGGCGAGGAGGCCATGCGGAACAACCCCTGGGCCAGGAACGCCGTCAGGGCTGCCATTTCGCAGCAGGAGCTCATCCGGCTGCTGCTGGAGGAAAACGGCCGCCTGATGGGGATGCTCGAGGAGGCCATGAAGCTGAGCCCTCCCCGCCCCATCCTCATCGGCCGGGTGCCCCTCAGCAGCGAGGAGGACTGACCGATGGCCGGAACCGTTCGCCGCACTGAGCGCGGCTGGATCGCTGATGTGACCGTCAATGGTGTGCGCCGGATCGGCCGGGCCGCCACCAAGACCGAGGCCCTGGCCCGCCGCCGCCAGCTCCTCGATGAGCTCACCGCCCCCAAGGCTGCCGGCAGCCGCACCCCGGGGGGCTTCACCATGCGCGACGCCTTCAACCTCTCGGCCACCATCCGGTGGGCGGGGACCAAGGGGGAGCGCACGAGCCTGATCAATGCCCGGCTCGTGATGGAGGCCTTCGGGCCCGACACCCAGCTGGCCACCATCACGGCCCCCAAGGTGGAGGCATGGCGGCAGCAGCTGATGCGCCAGGGGATCCGCCCGGCCACGGCCAACAGGAAGCTGTCCGCCCTGCGGGGGATGCTGTCGGACGCCGTGCTGCATGGCCACCTCGAGGCCGCCCCGCAGATGCCCCGCCAGCTCCGGGCCGACAACCACCGGGATCGGGTGCTGCTGGATCACGAAAGGGATGCGATCTGCGAGTGGCTGGTCAGGGCTGGAGAGCCTGCCGCGGCCGATCTGATCGTGTTCTTCCTCGAGACTGCCGCCCGCTGGGGGGAGGCCGAGCGGCTGAAGGGGGGTGATGTCGATCTGGAGAAGGGGCGAGTCACCTTCTGGATCACAAAGACCGGCAAGCCCCGCAGCGTTCCGCTCACCCGCCGGGCGCAGGATGCGATCCGCCCGCACCTCCCGGCTGTCCGCACCCATCGGGTGTGGCCCTACCCGTACCACACGATGCGCCGGCTACTGCAGCGGGCCCTGGATCACACGGGCCTAGGGGAGGAGCCGATCGGGATCCACACCCTGCGCCACACGTGCGCCAGCAAGCTGGCCAGTGCAGGGGTGAGCCTGGCCCAGCTGCAGGCCTTCGGAGGGTGGACGAGCCTGGCAGCGTGCCAGCGGTATCTGCACCTGTCCACCAATGCGCTAGATGCTTGCGTGTCGGCGCTGGAGGCCCGCTGATGGACGACCCGGCACTGTATTCAAAACGGATAGAGCGGATGGTCGAAGCGATCCCGGAAACCATGCTGGCGATGATCGAGCGGGACATGGAGGAGATGCGGGAGACCAGACACACCTTCCTGTTCTGCGGCATCCCGTTTGATCTGCTCACCTCTCGGGAGACCAGGGCAGCCCTGTTCGTGCTAATGAAGCGGAGCGGGGCCTTCCCGTAGTGGTGCTGCCCCCGGCCAATCGCCAGAATGGTTGAAACTCTGCACTGTTGCAGACCATGGCACAGCAGGACCTGGGGCCCCACATCAAGGGCCGGCTTCGGGAGTTCGCCAGGGCCGCCATCGAGCGCGGCCTGGAACCCGTGAGCTACCACCTGGGGGCCTACCAGTGGCAGCAGTTGCGGGACCATGCCGTGCAGGCGCACGAGCGGAAGCACGGGGAGCGGTTCGTCACGGTCAACCAGATGAGCCTCGACGGGCTGCCGGTCTGGCGTCACCCCGACGACCACCACATCGAGATCGAGATCATCGGCCAGAGCGATGTGGGATTCCTTGAAGCCTGCCTTGTAAAGTAGATGTGTCCACTGGAATGGATGTGGTGCCCAGCTGGTGCCGATTTGATGCTTAATTCGGCATCACCTGCAGCAGTTGGAATCCCCGAGAACCATTGCAGTGACAGGCGGGGGCATGGCGGAATCGGTATACGCAGCGGACTTAAAAAGCTCTACCCATCCCTGCACCCTTGTAGATCAACCGGAGGGACAGGCCAGCGACTGGGCCAGGAGGACTCTGCATAGGTGGGGAGGATTTGATGCTCTCAGAGGCGGAATCGGCATCACCCAGCAGCATCGGCACCACATCCACCCTGGGTGATGCTGAGCTCCAGCTACTCCGCGAGCGGCGGGAGGAGCGCCGTGCATGGGAGCGGCAGAGCGCCAATGAGGCCCGGCTGCGGGCCATGCGCCGGGAGTCCCGGCTGACCCATGGCCGCCGGCTGCTGCGGGACTGTTCCCGGCCCGTGGCCCTGGGGCTGAACGACCTGGCCGCGGTCCAACTGGTGAACCCCACAGCAGGCGTGGGCCATGCCGGATTGAACCTGCTGCCCCTGTTCCGCCGGCCCCAGCACGCGGCACTGATCGCCCTGCGGGTGATCGTTGATCGGCTGACCGGGGGAGACAAGCACGTCACCCTTGCAGGGGTCATCGGCATGACCCTGGAGCAGGAGCTGAGGGGCCAGAAGATGGCCGCGGCCAAGCCCACCATGTTCCGCCAGTTGAAGCGGCACCACGAGAAGCGCAGCCATCTCACCCGGCGGAAGATTCAGGAGCAGCTATGCGGGCGGGGGAGCGCCGAGCCGTGGACAACGGTGCAGCGGTACGAGATCGGCGCCCTGATGCTCCATCTGGTGGAGCAGAGGACCGAGCTGATCATCATTCAGGTAGAGAAGGTGGGCGGCCGGAACGTGCGGATGGTGCGCCCCACCGAGACCGCCATGGCGCTAGTGCGGGAGGTGGCGCCCGGCCGCTGGAGCACCGCACGGGGGGCGATGGCCTGTCCGCCGCGGCCATGGGAGGGGCTGAGTGGGGGCGGGAGCCTGACCGGCAAGGCCCAGCTGGTGCGGAGCAGGGATGGGCAGATCGATCACCTGAAGGGTGCCGACCTGAGCCGCGCGCTGACGGTGGTGAACTACCTGCAGGGCCGGCAGCTGGAGATCGACCAAGGGCTGGTGGCCGTGGCCCGGGAGGCATGGAACGCCGGGGGCCTGGGCCTGTTCAAGGTGTCGAGCCGGCCGCTCCCCCTGCCCACCTTGCCCAGCCCCGAGGCCCAGGAGGAGGCCTTCATTCGCCACCGGCGGGAGGTGGCGCAGCACCATGCCGACCTGAGAAAGAACGCCGGCCGGCGGATGCGGATCGAGCGGAGCCTGGCAGCCCTTGAGGATGCACCTACCCCCTGCTGGTTCGCGCACGACCTGGATGACCGGGGCCGGGTCTACACCGCCAACCGGATCGCCAGCCACCAGGGGCAGGACCACGAGAAGGCAGCGATCGCCTTCCGGGGAGGGGAGCAGCTGGATGTGGATGGATTCGAGTGGCTGCTGTGGGGCATGGCCGGTCACTGGGGGATGGGCCGGGAGCCGTGGGCCGATCGGGTGGCGTGGAGCAAGCGACACCTGGAGCTGGCCGTGGCCGTGGCTGACGCCCCGCTGGATCGGCTGGACCTGTGGAAGGGGGCGAAGGAACCGTGGCAGTTCCTGCAGGCGTGCCGGGCCGTGGCCAGCTGGCTGGACGATCCGAACGTGCCGATCGGCTGCCCGGTGCGGATGGATCAGACCACCAGCGGCTGCGGGATCATCGCGGCCCTGCTGCGGGATCGGTGGCTGGGCCGGGAGACCAACCTCTGGGGGGACACCGGGCGCGACCTCTACGAGACCATCGCCCAGGAAGTGCGCCAGGAGGTGCGCCGCCGGCAGCACGGGGAGAGCAGGCGGGAGCACGACATGGCCTGCCTCTGGCTGGAGCATGGGATCGATCGGAAGCTGCTGAAGGGGCCCGTGCTGGCCCTGCCCTACGGGGGACGGTTCGCCGGGCTGGTGGATGGGTTCTGCCTGGCCCGGGAGGAGAAGACCGGCTGGCTCCCGCTGCATGAGTACGAGACCCAGGTGGCGAACGCATCGGTGTGGCTGTCGAAGATCGTCAACCGGGTGCTGCATGAGCGACTGGCCACGGCCATGGCGTTCCTTGAGTGGACCCGGAACCTGGCCAAGCCGGTGATCGTCCAGCAGCAACCGCTGGAGTGGACCGGGCCCATGGGATTCCCGATGCGGCAGGGTAGACCCACCCCCACCATGCACCGGTTCCGCACCGAGCTGTTCGGGCTGCAGTCCATGCAGATGGACATTCAGGAGGCGGCGCCCGATGGGGAGCTCAGCCTGCGGCAGACGAAGATCCCGCTGCCGGCCAACCTGATCCACAGCTTCGACGCTGCCCTCTGTCACGCGATCGTCTGCGCCGCTGCAGCGCAACAGGTGCCGATCCTGACCAATCACGACTGCTTCGCTACCACGGCGGGCCGTGCGGGCTGGCTGCACCAGCAGTTACTGGAGGAGATGCGGGAGATGCACAAGACCCCTTGGCTGGGGGAGATCACCCGCGAGATCGGCCGGCGCACGGGGATTCAGGGGCTGCCGAAGCCGCCGGTAAAGGGTGACCTGAGCCCTGGGCTGTTCGGCTCCAACCCTGCCCTGTTCTCCTAGGACTTGCGGAGTCTTAGGAGTGTGCGTATGGTGTGGGGGTCCTCTGCACTGATGCAGACCACATGGCAAAGCCCCTGATCGTGACTCCTCTCATGGAGTTTCAATGGGCCAAGGTGTTCGAGCCTGAGGATTCCATGGAAAAAGGCAAGCCCCGGGCCTGGACCATCGAAGGCCTCCTTGACGTGAACGACCCGGCCACCCTGCAGTTCGTCGCCCTCATCGAAACCGAGTTTCAGACCCAGCATGGCGCCGGGGCCAAGGTGGACAGCAAGGGCTGGCCTTTCAAGGACGAGCTGGACGCCAACGGCGAGGCAACAGGCCGAGTGATCTTCAAGTTCAAGCGGAACGAGACCACCCAGAAGGGCAAGACACTGCCTCCCCCGGTGATCGTGGACGCGAAGCGGCAGCCCTGGCCCGCTGACCAGCTGATCGGCAACGGCAGCACGGGCAAGATCGCCTTCGATCCCTTCCCCTGGGAGAACCCCAAGATCCCCCAGTTCAAGGGCCTGTCCCTGTGGCTGAACATGGTCCAGGTGATCGACTACAAGCCCTACGTCAAGGCCACGGCGCAGGACGTGTTCGCCGAGGAGGAGGGCTACGAGGCGCCGGGTGCAGTCGAGACCCCCTTCAAGGACGAGGCGCCCGCCAGACCGGTGTCGATGGCTGAGCGGATGAAGCAGCGGGCTGGGAGCGCGGCCGCGCTGGTACAGCAGGCCGAGGCTCGTCCCTTCCCCTCCGACGACGACATCCCCTTCTGATGGCCAACCCCCAGAAGCGCAAGGGAGACAGGGCGGAGCTGGAGCTGGCGGCCCTGCTGAACCAGGCCCTACTGGTTCACAACATCGAGGTGTGCTGTGAGCGGGCCCTGGGCGCCGGCCGCAAGCAGGACACCGGCGACATCTTCGGCCTCCGGGATCACGTGATCCAGGTGGCGAGCTGGGCTGATGTCGCCGCCGCGGCCCGCATCAAACCGATCGAGGCCGACATGCAACGCGAGAACGCCAAGGCCAATTTCGCCACCACCTTTATCCGGTTCCGTGGCGGGGGCTGGCGGGCGACCCAGACCATCGACCAGTGGGCCCGGCTGGCGGCCCTGCAACAACGAGAGGCCATGCCATGAACGAACCCCGCAAGATCATCCAGATAGCAGTTGCTGGGATGGATGAGCACCCTGATCAGTGGGCCATCTGCTTCGCCCTCTGCAACGACGGATCTGTCTGGTGGGCATCGGAGGAGACCAGCACTCCGGAGTGGCGCCGGTTTCCTCCCATCCCCCAGGAGCCGACCCTGCCCCCGGTGGCACAGCTGCGGAGCGCCGCATGAAGTGCCCCGAGTGCCACGCCCGCAACCCAAGGACCAACGGTGCCGATTACCTGGAAGACGGGGGCTATCGCCGTTACCGGGTCTGCGGTTCCTGCGGCCTCAGCTTCACCAGCGTGGAGCACGCGGTTGTCTTCACCGGCAAGGAGTACAAAAACCGCCTGAACTCGCCACCCCCGGAGGCCAGGTACAGAAAGCTGGTGCTGCCCTCCGACCACTGGGGCCTGCCCGCTGAGCTGGCCCAGGACGTTGCCCACTGGTGGCAAGTGTCCAGGTGGTCGAAGCAGCGCAGCCGAGCGGTCTGGACCTTCAGGGCCTTCGAGTCCAGCCTGCAGCGGGTCCAGCAGCTCCACGCCGTTGACCCTGCTCGGGCCAAGGAGCTGGTAGAGCAGGGGGTGGAGAAGGGCTGGCAGACCCTTGATCCCAAGTACCTGTCCTCCCCGATGGTTCAGCGCAACCAGGCCGCCGCCGGCTCTCGCACCGGCCCCAACAGCCCAGCCATGCAGTCCGCACTGGATCGATGGCACGAACCGATCTGACCCCCGAGGCGTTCCTTGCCGGCTGCGAGCTCCTGATGTCCCACGTGCGGATGAGGGAAAGCGACCGGTGGGGGGAGATGGCCTGCAAACTGAAGTTCGCCTCGTTCCGTGGCGCCTTCCCTGAGGTGGACCGCGAGCAGTTCCTATGGGCCTGCGAGCAGTGGATCCAGGGCACGGCGGGGCAGGACTTCCTGCGCTTCCCCGCCTGGGCCGAGCTGATGGCCAACCTCTATGGCACCGAGGGGGGCCTGGCCAACCGCTCCTATGGCTTCAGGGGATCCCTGCCGGCCTGGCTCCAGCCCACCGAGCAGCAGCGGGCCCTGCTGCCCCGCCAGGCGCAGACCCTGAAGCCCCACCCCGGGGCCGAATACCAGTGCTTTATGTCGTCCGGCGGCGAACAGTCCCTGCTGCCACCCAAACGGGCGGAGGTGGGGATGACAGACGAACAGTGGGAGGCCTACCTGCGAGGGGAGGCCCATGCCACCTGAGCAGCCCGGCCTCTACTCGCAGGAGGAACTGCGCCGGATCTTTGAGCGTGGCCTGCTGCATGGCCTCTGGTCCGTCAACGACATCATCCGGGGCAATGCACTGAGTCCGGTGCTCCCAAGCCTGGAGTTCCTGGAGCAGCACCCCCAGTTCAAGGACCGCCACTTCCGAGACCTCGCGGCCTATCGCAGGAGACAGGGCCATGACCCCTGAAATCTGGCGAATCCTCGAGTTGCGGGAGGAGAAGGCCCAGGAGTTCTGGGATCCGAAGCGCAACCGCACCGCCTCCGATGGCGACCACATCGCAGGGTTCATCGAAGCCCTGGATGAGGCGCTTGTAATCCTTGGGTATCACAACACCACCACCACACCGCCACCATGAACACCTTCAAGAGGCCCAGCCGATGAGCGGATCGGTTAAGGCGCAAAAGACGCTGAAGAATCTGTACCGACCCTCACTGCTGACAGGCGAAGATCGGGAAAGGTACACATTTCTAATGAAGCAGATCGCCTACCTAGAGGAAAAGATTGAGTTCTTGGAGAGGGTGAAGCTGCTGGCCGCGAGAAGTGGCCCCGAAAACTGGATGGACTCTTGGCCAACCTTCAGCGTAGGAGCCGAGATTCAGGCAACCTACAGAGAGCGAAGGATGCACCTTAGGGAAAAGGGCGAAATCAAGTCCCGCGCCAACGCAAGACAGATCAAGACGGAGATCTCTCGCTGGAAGCATGTTCAGCCAATCAACGCGACATTCGACTGGAGTAATCCATGAAGTTACTAATCGACGCCGAGCTCTACCTCTTCCGTGCCGCCGCCGCGGCCGAGTACGAAGCCGAGTGGGCCCCCGACGAATGGACCTACCTCTGCCGCCACGGCGATGCCAAGGCGGGATTCCAGGGGATCGTCTCCGACTTGATGGCCATCGCCCCCGACCACCAGCCGGTGATGGCTTTCGGTGGCCCCGCCAGCTTCCGCTACGGGGTCTACCCCGGCTACAAGAGCAACCGAAAGGGCCTCAAGAAACCCGCCGGCTACCGGGCCCTGGCCGAGTGGGTGAAGACCGCTGGCCGGGGGATGGGCTGGATGTCTATGACCATGGCGGAGGCGGAGGGGGACGACGCCATGGCCTTGCTGGCCTTTCCGGGGGATGTGATCGCCAGCGACGACAAGGACATGCTCACGGTGCCGGGAGTCCTCCTGCGGAACGGGGAGCTGCTGGAGATCACCGAGGCGATGGCAGATCGGCAGTGGATGATCCAGACCCTCACTGGTGACACGGCCGATGGTTACCCCGGCTGCAAGGGCATCGGCTCCGTGAAGGCCGAGCAGGTTCTGGGGGAGGCCTCCACCGTTCAGGAGATGTGGGAGAGGGTGGTGGCCACCTTCGCCAAGGCAGGGCAGTCCGAGGTGTTCGCCCTGCAACAGGCGAGATGCGCCCGCATCCTCCGCCCGGGGGAATATGACTTCGACCTGGGGGTTCCTCGCTTGTGGGTGCCGGGATGATCGACCCCACGAAGGAAAGGCCGATCCTGTTTTCCGGCCCGATGATCCGCGCCATCCTGGCCGGCACCAAGACGAAGACAAGGCGGGTGGTGAAGCCGCAGCCCGACGAAGATGGCCTTGCCAAGCTCATCAACGGGCCATGGCACGACACCGACGCCCGCCCCTATCGCTGCCGCTACGGCGTGCCAGGGGACCGGCTCTGGGTGCGGGAGACGTTCGCCTGGCTATCAGGCGGCACCGGATGCCCCGATGACGCCGATGGCGTTCTGTATCGGGCCACAGACCCCGGATGGGACGACGAACAGACGGGGCTTCGCTGGCGCCCGTCGATCTTCATGCCCCGCGCTGCCTCCCGCATCCTGCTGGAGATCACCGACGTGCGGGTGGAGCGGCTGCACGAGATCAGCGACGACGATGCCCGGTTGGAAGGGATCACAGAGCTTTCACTACAGGGTGACGAGCCGGGGGCGTGGTGGACTGCTGCTCCTCATCGGTCCATGCACTCACGAACACCACGGGGCGCGTTTCTGCGGCTCTGGCGCTCTATCCATGGTGACGGCTCATGGGACGCCAACCCATTGGTGTGGGTCCTGTCGTTCCGGCGGATTGACGGAGGTGTGGCGTCATGATCGACCCCGCCTTCCTCACCTCCCTCCGGGGCACGATCCGCGCCGAGATGCTGCTGACGATGGTGCAGCTGGAGCAGCGCTGCCCCAGCTGGTGGCCCAGCCAGACCGAGCTGGCCGAAGACCTAGGACTCTGCAGGGACACGCTCACCCGCAACCTCTACCGGCTCATGCGGAAGGGGCTGGTGGGTGCGTGCCCCAACGCCAACACCCGGGGCACCTGGGTGTACTGGGTGAAGCGATCCGCGAACGACAGGATGGACCCCAATCTGGCGCCGGCCTATGTGATCCGCGATCTGAAGTCTCGGATGCGGCAGCGGATCCCCGTGGATCAGTGCAAGGCATGGGCCAGAAGGTGGAGCATCCCCTACTCCACCCTGTCCCACTTTCTGGAAGGCCAGCAGAAGGTCATGCGGGGCCGCTGGGAACTGGTCGGTGGCCCCCACGACCTGGAGGTGGAGGACCATGACTGAACAGCGCACCTTCAAGTGCTTCGGCGGCCCCCTGGATGGCCGCCTCGTCACTGTCGGGCTCGTGGGCACCACCTTCCAATTCAACTTGCCCGAAGATCCCGAGCAAGTCCCCTGGGATGTGCCGACCGACCCCAGTACGCCGTGGGAGAAAAAGTTTCTGACCGTTGTCACCTACGTGCTGCGGCGCCGGGCCGGCCACGGGCTGTGCCTGGTGTGGCAAGGCCTAGGAAGCGATAGCGGGGACCCGTAGACTTGGGCCAACATCTGCAGCCCTGCAGTGCTCCCGATCTGGACCGAGGAACATCTCGCGTGGCTCAGGGCCCGCTTCCCTGATCGGTGTCCTGACCCGGGCACCGATCATCGCACCATGGATCGCATCACCGGCAACGTCGAAGTGGTGCGGTTGGTAGAGGCTGAAATCAACCTCAACAAGGGGCACTACTGATGTGCGGCGGTGGGGGCGGCGGGGGCGCCACGATCACATCCCCCAACTACAAGCAGGCGAACGAGCAGGCGGCCCTCCAGCTGAAGGTGATGAAGGCCCAGCGCCAAGGCGTCCTCGAGGCGGCACAGGTGGGGCTGAACATGGCGCTGCAGGGGCAGGAGCTGGTGCTGGAAGACCTGGCCCAGGTGAAGACCCTACGCGCCAACGAGACCCAGGCGAACGCCGATCGCCTGGCCAACCTGCTGGGCCCCCCGGCGCCGGAGAAAACCGCCGAGGCCCCGAAGGTGGCCGACGCCCGCACCGGACAGAAGCGGGCAGAGGGCAAGAGGTTGCTGCGGATCAACCGCGCCAGCACCATCCCCGATGCGGTCGGCGTCGGTCTCAACATCACCTGAGGATTTTGCCATGTGCGGAGGAGGACCAACCCAGCCACGCCAGCGGGAAGAGAAGTACGACAAGAAGGCGATGCGGAAGCAGGAGAAGGAAACCAAGCAGTTCATCCAGGAATCCAACGCTCAGCAGCAGGCGATGGCTGCACAGCTGCAGGCGCAGACGGACACGATCACCCAGATGACGCTGCAGCGCCAGCAAGAGCTGGCCGCCGAAGAGGCCGCCGCTGCTGCTGAGGCCGCCGCCAGGCAGACCACCACCTACGCCACCACAACCACGGCCGAGGCGCCCACCACACCGCTGACCACGGAGGCGACCACGCCACGGCGCAAGCGGAAGGACAGCCTGAAGATCACGCCCGGCAGCACCCAGAACGAAGCAGGCGCTGGCCTGAACCTGGGGGTGTGACGTGAGCGCCGAGGAGCTTTACAACGATCTGCTGAGTGACCGGGCTTACTGGATCAACCGGGGGAAGCAGGCGGCCCAGCTGACCATCCCCTACCTGATGCCAGAGGAGACCCCCACCCCGGGGTCCACCCCTGATCTGTCGCTGCCGTGGAATGGCGTGGGCCAGCAGGGGATCACCAACCTGGCAAGCCGGTTGCTGATGGCACTGCTGCCACCGACCGAGCCGTTCTTCCGCCTGACGATTGATGAGATCGAGATGGCCCGAGTCACCGCCGACCGGGAGGACAAGGATCAGGTGGCGAAGGAGCGCGCCGAGTTCGACAAGGCGCTGAATGTGATCGAGCGCAGCACGCTGAAGGCGATCGAGCACAGCAACGACCGGCCAGTGCTGCATGAGGGGGTGTTGCAACTGCTGGTGGTTGGCAACGTGCTGGCCTACCGGCCGGCCGAGGGGCTGCGGATGTACGGGCTGGGCCGGTACGTGCTGAAGCGGGAGCCGAGCGGGCGGCCGAGCCTGGCGGTGATCTGCGAACAGCTCACGGTTAAGAGTTTGCCCGAGGCGGCGCTGAAGATCCATAAGGCCAGCGTGGGCAAGGAGGACGAGCGGGCCCCGGGCCTGGGCAGCCAGCACAAGCTGGTGAAGGTCTACACCCTGATCGAGTGGGACTGGAAGGCGAAGAAGGTCACCTGGCATCAGGAGCTCCACAAGCAGAAGATCCCGGACACCAATGGGCACAGCCCGATCGATGAGTCGCCCTGGATCCCGCTCCGGATGTACCACCTGGACGGCCAGGACTACAGCCCCGGGTTCGTGGAGGCCGCCTGCATGGCCGACCTGCACACCGGTGATGTGCTGAGCCAGGCGATCGCCGAGGGGGCCCTGATCAGCGCCCGGTGCATCTTCGGGGTGAAGCCCCACAGCCAGGTGACACCCAAGCAGTTCACCGATGCGGCGAACGGTGCGGCCATCTCCGTGATGCCGGATGACGTGTTTCCGATCCAGGTGGGCAAGAGTGCCGACTTGGCGGTGGCAGCCCAGACCGAGCAGCGGATCACCGCCAGGCTGTCCCAGGCCATGATGCTGCAGAACTTCCGCGACTCCGAGCGGACCACAGCCAGCGAGGTGCGGCTGCAGGCGCTCCAGCTGGAGAACGCCCTGGGGTCGCTCTACAGCATCCTCGTGGTGGAGTTCCAGCACCCCTACGTGCGCCGGATGATCGCCCTGCTGACGAGGGAAGGGAAGCTGCCGACGCTGGACAAGAGGCTGGTCAAGCCGGTGGTGTCCGTGGGCCTGGCCGCCGTTGGCCGTGGCAACGACCTGGAGCGGATCACCCAGTTCGTGGATCTGCTGGTGAAGCTGCTGGGCCCCGAGGCCGTGCCGCAATTCCTGAAGGTGAACCGACTGGTGACCCAGATGGCGACCGCCAGCAACCTGCCAAACCTCGATGCGATCAAGACGGAGGAGGAGCTGGCGCAGGAGGCCCAGGCGGCACAGGAGCAGATGCAGCAGCAGCGGCAGATGGAGATGGCCCAGGCCGCCATGGCCGCCCCGGCGGCTGACCCCGCCAAGCAGGCGCAGGCGGCCCAGGCCTACCAGCAGATGGCCAACACCCCGCCGGAAGGCGAACAACCCACCACCCAACCATGACCACCACCCCGACCACCACCGAGAAGCACCCACTTGCCTTCATGGCTGGCCCTGGCCAGGAAGGACTGCTTGAAGAGTTCCTGCAGGAACAGACCGGCGAGGAGCAGGGCCGGGGCGGCGCCGCCGATCCGCTGAGCCAGTTCCTGCAGGGGCAGGAGGAGCCCCCGGCCCCCGCCGAGGACGACGGCCTGCCCGAGAAATACAAGGGCAAGAGCGCGGCCGAGGTGTTCCGGCTGATGCAGATCGAGCAGGAGTACCGCGCCAACCAGCAGCCCCCCGCCCCGGTGGAGGCGCCCGAGTTCAACCGCGAGAAGTCCGTCGCCGACTACGGCGAGGGCCTGACAGCGGCCTTTGAGTCGGCTGAGGTGAACCCCTACGAGATCGACGCCAAGGTGCGGGCCGGACAGGAGATCGACGCCGCCACGATCGACAAGCTGGCCGAGGCCACCGGCCACCCCAAGGCAGTAGTGGAGGGCTACATCAACTCCTTCCGCCCGGCGCCCGAGGCCGCCCCCCAGGGCACCCCGCTGGATCAGGCCGCCGTGGCTGAGATCGTGCAGCAGGCCGGCGGCGCTGAGCGCATGGCCCGGGTGAATGAGTGGGTCACCGCCAACGTGGATCAGGCCGAGATCGAAGCCTTCAACGGGATGCTGGAGAGCGGCAACCGCGCCGCGGCCCTGGCGATGCTGAAGGGCTTCGATGCCCGCTACAGCGCGGCGACGCCCCGGGAGCCCCAGCTGATCGCCGGGGGGAAGGCGAACCTCAGCGGCGGCGGGATGGTCTTCGAGGACATGGAGGAACTGCAGGCGGCCATGGCCAAGACGGATGAGCGCGGCCGGAAGCTCTACACCACGGACCCGAAATACCGAAAAGAAGTAGACGCTGCAGTTGCACGGAGCAACTTCTGACGTAACCTTGCGTCACGAGTCTGCTCTGCAACCCTGCAGTGGATGGAGGGCCCCCCGAGGGGGAGAACCCGGCCAGGCCCAGAGAGGTAGCAGTCGCTCACTGCAAACCCTGGGCCAATGGCCACCATCAACCTCGCCCGTACTGGGCAAATCGGAGGGACCGGCGACGCACTCGCCATGTTCCTCCGGCTCGGCATTGCCGAGATGCTTACCTCGTTCGATGAGAACTGCGTTTTCAAAGACAAGCTGAAGACCCGCACCATCACCGGTGGCCGTTCGGCCAAGTTCCCGGTGAGCGGCCGCGCCGTCGCCGCGTATCACACCCCCGGTGTGAACATCGCGGAGATGGACACCAACGTACCTTCGGACCACGCCGAGGAGGAGATCAACCTGGATGCGCTGCTTGTGGCGCCCCAGAAGATCTACGAGCTGGACGAGGCCATGGCGTACTACTCGGTGCGGCAGGACTATTCCCACCAGGCCGGCGAGGCACTGGCTGAGGACGTGGACCGCCGTGGGGCCCGGGTGATCTTTGCTTGTTCCAAGCGGAGCACCCCCCAGCTGGCGAAGGCCATCAACGCCAACCGGGTCGGCACCAGCCTGACCACGAGCGCCGGCTATGCCGCTGCCACCAAGGCCGCCAAAGGCGACGAACTGATCTCCCTGATCGGTAACGCCAAGGTGGCCATGAAGAAGAAGCGCGTCCCCACGAACAACCTCATCTGTGCTGTTCCGCCGGACGAGTACGACTTCCTCCTGGAATCGACCCGCGCCATTAACGCCGACTTCGCCGGCCGTGAGAACGGTTCGATTGCTGACGGCTCCCCCCGGCTTCGGATCAAGGGGATCCCGGTGATCGAGTCGAACCACGTCACCCAGGCCGCCTACACCAACGTGACCGGCGACCGGAACGCGGAGTACCAGCAGGATCTAACCAAGTGTCGGGCCCTGATCTGGCACCCGGACGCCGCCGGCCTGCTGATCCTGAAGCGGCCCACCTTGGAGATGACCGATCCCAGCGGTGACTTCTTCAAGATGTACCAGGCTCACCTGATGACCGCCAAAATGGCCATCGGCATGAAGAGTCTCAGGCCCGAGTGTGCCGCCAGCATCTCCATCCCCTAAACTCTGAGGGCGAAGGCAGAACCAGGGGGCCTGTGAGGGGGCCCCCTTTTTCATGGCTGCAGTTCGCCGGTACGATTGGGCTGCACCCCTGCAGCTGTCCCGTGGGCCTGCTGAACCAGAGCCTGACCCCAGGGCGGACGAACCTTGTGGAGGCGGTGAACGTGCTGCTGGGCGCCATCGGCGAGTCGCCGGTGGCCACCCTCGAGGACGAGCAGAACGCCGAGGCCATGATGGCCGAACGGGTGATCCTGGAGCTCCACAAGGAGGGGCAGACCAGGGGATGGACGTGGAACCGGGAGGAGGGCTACAGGTTCGAGCGGGATGTTTCCACGGGCGAGATCGTGGTCCCAGCCAACGTGGTGAGCTTCACCACCGATCGGTTCCAGTGGGCGCACCGGTTCCAGCTGCGGGGCCTGCGGGTCTACGACAAGGAAGCCCGCACCTATGAGCTGGACGTGGCCTACCTGGAGGCCGACGTGATCCTGTTCCTGAGCTGGGACGAGTGCCCCGAGGCCTACAACCGGTGGGTCACGGTGCGGGCCTCCCGGGTGTTCTCGGAGCGGGTGCTGACCAGCCAGGCGGTGAGCCAGAGCAGCGCCGAGCAGGAGGCCAGGGCATGGGCGGAACTGCTGCGGGTGGAGAACGACCAGCAGCAGCCCAACATCCTCACCGCCGGCCCTGGGCTGCAGCCCTTCCCCACCTTCAGCCCCGGCTTCGGGCTGGTCCACGGCCGCCGCACCTCGATTCTCCGTGGCTGAGCTCACCACCTACCTGATCCCGAACCTGATCCAGGGGGTGTCCCAGCAGGCGGATGCCCAGCGGGATCCGACCCAGGCCAAGGAGCAGATCAACGCCGTCAGCTCCCTGGGCGAGGGGCTGCGGAAGCGCGATCCCACGGTGGCCCTGGCCAAGATATCCGACGGCAGCTACGGCGATGCGTTCGTTCACACGATCCTTCGCGACGGGAACGAGCGCTACCAGGCGGTGATCCGCGCCGGTGGCATCAACGTGTTCGCCCTCGACGGCAGCCCGCGAACGGTGAACGCCCCGAGCGGCTATGGCTACCTGGCGGGGGTGACCGATCCGAACGGGCAGTTGCGGGCCACATCCATCGCCGATGTCACCTTCATCTCCAACCGGCTGGTGTCGGCCGCCATGGACTACGCCCTGGCCCCGGCAACCCCCCGGGCAGTGCATGAGGCCTTGGTGTGGGTAAAGGCCGCGAGCTATGGCCAGACCTACAAGCTGAACGTAAACGGCGTCCAGGCCACCGTGACGACTCAGGTGGCGCCGGTGATCGTCAGCGGCGGCACGACGACCACCTACCCGATCAGCACTGAGGGAATCGCCACCGAGCTGAGACAGGCCCTGTTTACGGGCGGGGTGGTCACGCCTTGGGTGTACATGGATCAGAGGGGATCGGTCCTGCATTTCATGAGCGAATACCCCATCACCCTGCAGGCCACCGATGCGCGGGCGAACGCCGACATCACCGCCATCACCAACAGCGTGCAGTCATTCACCCAGTTGCCGACCATCGCCCCGCAGGGGTATCAGGTGGAGGTAGTGGGCGATCCTGGCAACCGTTACGACGGCTACTACGTGAGCTTCCAGGTGCGGACTGGCGGCGGCACCTTCGGGGAGGGGAGCTGGGAGGAGACCGTCGCGCCCGGGGTGGAGTACAAGATCAACCCGGCCACCATGCCCCACGTGCTGGTGCGCCTGGCGAGCGGACAGTTCTACTTCGGCCCGGCCAATGGCACCACCTACAGCGGCTATGAACTGCCGCAGTGGGGCGGGCGAACGGCTGGGGACTACGAAAGTGCGCCTGACCCGACATTTATAGGGAAGCCGATTAACGACATTTTCGTATATCGGAACCGGTTGGGCATACTGTCAGACGAGGCGGTGATCCTCAGTCGGGCACAGGACTTCTTCGAGTTCTTCCCCGAGACCACGATCGCAGTTCTCGACAGCGACCCCATCGATCTGAGCGCCAGCAACAATCAGGTTTCGATCCTGCGGTATGCGGTCACCTATCAGGACGAGCTGATTCTGTTCTCCGAGCAGCTGCAATTCCGCCTTGGATCTTCCGAGCAGGCACTGACCCCCGCATCGGCGCAGATCACGGTCCTTACCCAGTACGAGATCGACCCGGACGTGCGGCCTATCCAGGTGGCCGGCGCCATCGTGTTCGCCCAGAAGAACGGGCAGTGGACCCAGTTCAGAGAGTTCTCGATCCGGGGGGCAGGCAACGCACTGGTGGCCGATGCCCAGGGCCTGAACGAGAAGGCCGGCTCCTATGTGCCTGGCGATGTGTTCCGGCTGGCGGTGAACGCCACCGGCAACGCCTGGTATGCGATCAGCCAGAAGGCGGGCTACCGGAACCGGATCTACACCCACAAGTTCTTCTTCCGCAACAGCGGGGCCGGCGGCGAGCGGGTGCAGGCCAGTTGGAGCTACTGGCAGATCAACGGCGCCACCAAGATCATGGAGATCAGCGTGGTCGAGGAGGTGCTGTACCTGTTGGTGCAGTACCCGGACGGGTCCGTGTGGCTGGAGCGGATGCGGGTGGCTGACCGCCAGGTGGACGACGACAGCCCCCTGCACCCCCTGCTGCTGGACCGGCGGGTAAGCACCACCACGGCGACACCGGCGGCCCTGCGGGTGGCGCCCGGGGTGTACAACGCAACGACCCAGACCACCACCTGGACCCTGCCCTATTACGCGGCGGGCCCCGTGCAGGCGTGGTCGGCCTACGGCAGCGGCGGCGCCTGGGAGGAGGGGGTGAGGATCGGCACGGCCAGCATGTGGGCCACCACCATCACCGCGAAAGGGAACTGGAGCGCAGCCCAGGTGTTCTTCGGGGAGGCCTACGACTTCTTCTACGAGTTCACCCGGTTCAAGGCAATGAAGGAGATCGGGGGCGGCAAGGTGGCGCTGAATGAGGTGCGGACCCAGATCCGGAGCGCCAAGCTCCGCTACCACGACAGCGGCTACTTCGAGGCCACGGTGACGCCCGAGGGCCGGGCCGAAGCGGTCTACCGGTTCACTGCTCCCGGGCCGGCGGCCGAGGGGATCTTCTCGATCCCGATCATGAGCGAGGGCCGGCGGGCCAGGGTGACGCTGCGAAACGGGACCGCCAGGCCGTGCAAGTTCACCACGCTGGAGTGGGTGGGGATCCTGGGAGGGAAGGCACGATGAGGATCGTCCGCCCATCGGGGGCCTTCGCCCGCGCCGTGGCCCGCAACCTGCGGCAGGCTGACCGCTTCGAACTCCAGGCGGCCGAGGGCCGGCACCCACAGATCGCGTGCATGGATGCCTTCTGCCACAGCGATGTGGTGATCGGGATCGAAGGGGACGACGGGCAGCCCTGCGGCCTGGCCGGGGTGAACGGGCATTTTGTCTGGATGCTCGGCACCGATGCGCTCACCGCGACCGAATCGCACCGGCGGCAACTGGCCCGGGGTGCCAGGGCCTGGATCAATTCACTGGTGCAGGAGAGACTGCAGAGCGGCGGGGCACTGCTCCATAACTGGGTCTGTGCACGCAACTTAGAATCGGTGCGGTGGCTGCAGTCTTTGGGGTTCGAGGTGTTCCCACCTGAGCCGCACGGACCCAGCTGCAACCTGTTCCACTACTTCAGGCTGAAGATGTAATGGCCCTTCCTGCGCTGCTCGGCATTGGTCTCGGCGCCGTCAACACGGGCCTGAACATCTTCGGCGCCGTTGCGACGAACAGGGCCGAGCAGCAGCAGTATCTGAACGAGCAGGCACTGCAGCAGGCGAACGCACGTTACGCCGGCTGGCGGACCTCAATCGAAACGGCGATCAACCGGGCCAACCAGCAGCAGAACTACTGGGCGCAGACGGTCCAGTACAACCAGGATCTCGCCTATGCACGGTCGCAGAGGAACGTCGATCTGGTGAAGCAGATCGACCAGGCCGAGATCGTGCGCGAGACCCGCCAGGCGGCCGGCGAGCAGTTCGTCGCCACTGCCGACGCGATCCAGCAGCGGCTGAGCGAGCAGGGCATGGCCGATGCTGTGGCGCTGCAGCAGTACAGCATCGCGGCCCTGAAGAACCGGGCCGCGATCCGTGCCAACCCGCAGATGGGCGCCACGATCGACCGGCTGATGAATGATTTCCTGCGGCAGGAGGGTGACTACCAGACGATCACCGCCATCAATGAGGGGCTGAGGAAGCGGCAGTACCGGCGGGAGCAGGCGGGGGCGGTGGCCCAGTACCTCAATGCCTACAACAGCCAGGCGTTCTATGAGGCCCAGCCCTATCTGGAGCCGATGGCGCCCTTCATTCCGCTGCCGTCGCTGGTGCTGCCCGGGGCCCCGACGATGACCGGCGCGGCGCCCAGCAGTGCCGCCGCCGGCCTCCGCATCGGCACTGCAGTGCTCAGCGGGATTGATTACGGCGTCAAGGCCACCAACCGGTTCCAGTCCTACACCGGCAGCGGCAAGTCCAACCCCCTTTCGGGATCCAGCAGTGCCACGGCCGGCTGGGCAGTGAAGGGCTCCCTCCTCGATAAGTGACGACCATGAGAGAACTACCAGGCGGTTCGATCGTCCCTGTCGCCCAGGGGGTAGACACCTTCCTGCGGCCGGCAGCCCGCAACCAACAGGCTGGCCTCCCCCAGCTTCGGGTGCTGAGCAGCAACCCGTTGCAGATGCAGACCACGGTGGCAGGCACCGGCGGGAGCACGGAGGGTTCCAACCAGTGGGCCCAGCTGGCCAATGCCCTGCAGCCCTTCAACGCCGCGCTGACCAAGGCGGCCGGCGCCGGGGTGGAGCTCTACGCCAGCACCGAGTATCAGAAGGGCCGGAACGACGCCGTGCGGGCCCAGGTGCTCGCCAACCAGCAGCGGCTGCGGGCGGGGGCTGAGTATGCGGCACAGAACCGGGCGGTGGATGCGGTCGATCCGATCGCCGGTCAGCTGATGGATCGGGTGAACCCGTTCCGGCAGGCCGGGCGAGAGAACCAATTGGCCCGGCTGGCGGCGGGGGAGGTGAAGACCACCGTCCTTGACGCGTACCGCAGCACGCCGGAGGCGAACACCTGGGAGCCGAACGACCCGCGGCTGGCCCAGATCAAGGTGGACGCCACCAAGGGGCTGCTGCAGAAGTACGGGCTGAGCGAGACCAGCGCCGGCTTCCAGGACTACGTGAACCCGGAGATCGCGCAGGCGTGGGACAGGGTTTCGTCCGAGCACTACGACGCCTTCTCTGCCTTCCAGAAGAGCACCGTGGCGCCGATGGCTGCCGTGGAGATGCTGCAGAGCTACGCCAACGCCAGGACGGAGGGGAGCGTCACCTACAGGGGATTCGACGATGACACTGGCGAACGGATCGTTCTGACTGCAGCGGTGGGTGACCCCAACTTCAAGAACGTCATGCAGCTGGTGCTTGGCCAGTCCATCAGCAGGATCCGGGCAGAGATGGGCCTCCGGGGGGAGACCACGGAAACGATCCGCAAAACCATCGACTACCTGCGAGAGGTCACCTATAGCCGGCTGACCCAGGCGAAGACCGAGGAAGAAGAGGGGGAGATGACGGAGTTCCTTGAGATCCTGCAGGGGGTCCCGGTGGGGCCCAAGGGCAAGGACGGCAAGAGGCCGCGGGCGTGGAGCATGTTCGCTCCTGACTTCGCGGAAGACGAAAGTCAGAGCCGTGAGGAGATAAGGGCAGAGAAGCGTTGGAGGTATGAGGAGCAGGCCCGGCAGGAGGCAACGCTGCAGAGGGGCTACGAGGACGAACTGGCGATGGTGCTTTCCGAATACCCGGAGGCGTCACCCGAGCGGGGCGCGGCACTGCTGGAGCTGGAAGCCGAATGGAAAAAGAAGGGGATGGGGAAGGCCCAGATGCTGGAGGCCACCGACAAGTACGGGCGGGTCGTCGGCAACATCGCCGAGCGCGAAGCCGTGCGAACCGGCCCGGAGGAGCTCTTGGGTGCCCTGGACGCCATCGGCCCGGCAGGCTTCAACCGGGCCAGAGCACTGCTGGAACTGAAGGCGCGGATCGCCGGGATGCCCGATGACGTCCAAGCCGAATACCTGAAGCGGTTCCACGTCATGGCGACCGCCAAGGAGAAGGAGGCGCAGAACAGCAAGCGGGGGATCATCGACCCGATCCTGAGACAGGGGGTCATTGCGGCACTGCAGCGCGAGTATCCGGAGAGCATTGCGGCGGCGTTGAAACTAGGGCTGAAGGACATAGAGGGGTTCATAGCATTCAACGATGCCAACCTCAGCACCGCTACAACCCGCCTGTCCGAGGGGGCCCGCAAGCACATGCAGGCGCGGATAGACGAGGCGGAGGTCAAGGCCGGCGGCCGGCTGAACAACACCCAGCAGACCGCCATCGCCACCCAGGCCCTCAACGAGTATCTGGCCACCAAGGACGAGAACCTGCGGAAGTACCTGTTCCCCGGTGGCCTCAGCGGCGGCCCGGGCGTCCAGGGCGGGAAGGTGGAGCCGCCGCAGTCCGGCACCGGCAACCCGGAACCGCCGCCCCCACCCGGCCGGCAGTGGAGCAGGACGCCCACGGTCACCAGCAGCAACCTCGACAACGTGGACCCGAAGGTGCTCCAGCGCGGCGATGTCGTCCTCGAAAAGCCCAGTGCCATGAAGGAGGTGATGCGGGTGCTGGATGGGCAGGCGCCCAGCGCAGCCGTGCAGCGTGCGGCGAGGGCCGCCGGCATGAGCCCCGCCCGGTGGCTCCTGCGCCAGAGCGACGGCTACCCCGGGCTGCTGGGGCCAGCCGAGCGCAAGCGGCTGCTGGACAAGGCGAACAAGGCCACCGCCGCCGGCCAGAAGATCAGCAGCTCCGGCAGGCCCAGCCCGTTCGCAGTGGCCGGCAACTGGCTGGCCGACATCATGCTGGGGATCCAGCCGGCCAGGGCCGCGAGCAGAGGCGGGATGCCTTTCCATTCCCTGCGGAGCCGGTTCACCGAGGGATCGGAAGGCCAGACCATGCTGGCATCCCCACGGGGCCTAAAGCCCGCTGAACTGGGCAGCGGTTTCGGCGCGCATGAATCGTTCCGCCGCCGCCCCCACGAAGGCCAGGATGCCGCGATCGCACAAGGAACCCCGCTTGGCCTGGGCGTAGGTGGGACCGTTGTCCGCGTCTCCAGGACGAACAGCAGGGCCTCCGAAGCCAATGGGGGATACGGCAACTTCGTTGATGTCCAGCTCCCCAATGGTTCCGTGATCCGGATGGCGCACCTTTCGCGCATCCCCGACAACATCCGGAACGGAACGCCAATCTCGCCCAATCAGATCATTGCGTATTCCGGTGGTGCGAAGGGAGAGGTTGGCAGCGGTAGGAGCACGGGGCCACATCTTCACCTTGAGCACCTGAGCGGCAGGATGGGGACTGCCGAGACAACCCGCGGCAAGCTGAACCCATCCCGAAGCGGGGCCATCGGGCTGATTCGCGTTGGCAGCCCTGGCGCGTCAGGGGGGCGCGGCAGCGGCGCCCGTGGGGCCATGACCGGCATGGCCACCTTCTACACCGGCAGCGGCGGCAGTGATGGGGTGCTGGGTGGCAGGACCGCCAATGGGGAGGTGTTCACCGGCAAGCAGATGACTGCAGCCGTGCAGTGGTCGCTGAAGCCGAGGCTGATGAACAAATGGCTCATCGTGGAGGACGTGAACACCGGCCGGAAAGTCCGGGTCTGGGCCAACGACACCGGGCAGATGGGCGGCACTGAGAAGAAGCCAGCGGATCGCCTGATCGACCTGTCACCGGTAGCCTTTACGAGGCTGTTTGGCTCCACCAGCCGGGGTGTGGAGCGCATCCGGGTCATGGTCGATCCGAACCAACGAGGAAAACCCTGATGCCCACCAGCATCCGCATCATCAACGGAAAAGCCACGATCGTCGGCACGGATTCCTCTGCAGACCTGTTGCCTTCTGTGCCGCAGGAGGACACCAAGGCCAAGCCGAAGCCGCGGCCCGCCGCCCGCCGCCGCCCGCTAAACCCGTTTCAGCAACTGGCCAACGATGTCACCTACGAGTTCCGCCAGGCCCGCAGGGATCCGGTGCGGTCGATGATGCGGCTGGCAAGGAACGTGAACCCTGCGATGACGCGGGTGGCCTTCGGCAACGTCAACGCCCCCCAGATGCTGGCCGGCCCGGTTGGGGTGGCCGACAACGCCCTGCGGATGGGCTACTCGGCCTACCAGCGGTCGCGAGGCGCCAAGCGTGCGGACCCCAGCGGGGGGCGGCTTGGGCCGCTCCTGGACGGTGGGGTGGACAACGCCTACCGGCTGCTGGGGGCCAAGCCTCCCAGCGAGCAGACGAGGGGGGAGCGGGACAAGGACATGTTCAACCGCTCCCTCCTCCTGAACATTGGCCTGGCCCCCGCCACCGGCGGCGTCAGTGCGCTGAGGGCGGCCACCCTGACCGGGAAAATGGTACGCGGCGCCGCCAGCTTCAGCGCGAACGAGGCCCTGAGCCAGCTCCTGGACGACAACACCGGCGGCGGGTTCGTGGACTTCGTGAACCAGATGCTGGGCACCAAGCTGCCGGGCGGGCTGGGGGACAAGGCCGGCAAGCTCGACATGATCGATGCGGCCGGCGCCACCTTCATGGGGAACGTGGTGGGCGGCCAGGCGGTCGGTGCCACCATCGGCGCTGCTGCCAAGGCGCTGCCTGCCACGGCCCGCTGGCTGCGGGGGGCGAGGCTGAGACAGAACGAGGTGAACGCCCGGGGCCGCCTGAACCAGGGCGGGGTGACCGAGGACACCGGGGATGGCGCCACCAGGCCGGGCCCTGCTGTGGCCGATGCGGCACCACAGAAGCCCCCGGCGGGTTTCGCCGAGGCTGATGCGGCCATGCGCCAGCGGCTGGGGCAGGAGCCGGCGCCCACCCCTGCGGCGGACCCCGCCCTGCAGCAGCAACTGGCCGACGTGGATAGCCAGATCGCTGCGATGAACCAGCAGAACACCGCAGCGGTGGAGGGGTTCGCCAAGCCCAAGCAGGGGGATCTGCCCGATCCCATGGACCCGGAGGTGAACCCATGGGACGACTTCGACCCAGAGCTGCCCGAGGCCACTGATGTGCTGAAGACGCTGGATGAGCTCGCCCCCGAGCAGATCCGAGAACTGGACCGCACCGATGGGCCGATCACCGAGCCGGTGCAGCGGTTCCAGGAGGAGCAGGCGATGACGCCGCAGCCCGAGCCGATCCGCTTCGATCAGGTGGCGGCCCCCACCGATCGGGTCAGCCAGCTCTACATGGAGGGCATGGGCGAGGTTGAGGGCTGGAGCGCGATGCTGGACGCCGTGGACCCGGCGGCACTGAGGGCCCTGAACAACCCCGACGCCTCCCCCGAGGTGGTGCAGGAGCTGATCAACATGCGGGGCGGCTGGGAGGACGCCACAGCCACCGACATCCGGGATGCGCTGCGGTCTCTGTCCCACAAGGGGCGCACGGTGCTGGTGGAGCGGCTGAGCGGCCAGGAGTTCATGGCGACCGCCGACATGAGACGGGATCCGGTGCGGTTCCAGTACAAGGGTGGGGTCAACGAGAAGGGCGAGCAGATCGGTGCGTCCCTATCGGACGAAGAGTTCTGGAACCCCAAGGCCGAGGGGGTGGTGGATGTGTGGGACGACCCAGCGGACGGGCAGACATACATGGGGAACGGTCACAACCGCCTTGCGCTCGCCGAAAAATTGGGGATCCCCAGCCTCCCGATCAACCGGATCACGGCCACCAAGGCATCAGCGGCCCGAGCCTTTGGGGCAATCTCCAACATCGCCCAAGGCCAGGGCAATGCCTTCGATGCCGCCAAGTTCATGCGGGAATCAGGCCTCACCACCCCCCAGCAACTGAAGGCCGCCGGGATGACCGGGGAGCGCAGCTGGGCCCGTGATGGCCTGGCGCTCAGCAAGCTGCCCGACGACCTCTATGGCTCCGCGGTGAAGGGCGACATCAGCCTGCGAAAGGCGGTGATCATCGGTGACTCGGGCCTGCCGGAGGGCGGGATGCGGATGCTGGCCGATGAGGTGCGGAGGAATCCGAACATCCCCGACTGGGAGCTGAAGGAGCTCGGCACCATGACCGCCAGCTCCCCGGCGGTGAAGCCCCGCCAGGGGGGCATCCCCGGCATGGAGAGCTACGGGGTGGACGAGGGGGCGCGGGCCAAGGTGCGGCTGGTGCGCCAGGTGGAGGAGCTGCTGCGGAAGGACGCCAAGGCGTTCGGTGGGGTGGCCAGGGCCGCCGGCCAACTGGAGAGCAAGGCCGCAAACACGATCGACCGGGCCGGCTCCAAGGCGGTGGCCGAGGAGTCCACGGCGACCTTGGATGCCTTCAGCCGGCTCAAGTACCAGACGGGCGAGGTGTCCGACCGCCTGAACCGTGCAGCCCAGCAGATCGCCGATGGTGAGCAGCCGGCGGCGGTGGCGCGCCAGGTGGCCGATGACATGCCGGCGATCCTGCAGCGGGAGATGGACGCCGCCATGGGCAAGGCGCCGGTCCCCGAGGCCAACCCCGACCAGGTGGATCTGTTCGCCCCGCCCGAGCAGGCCGGGCCGCCAGTGGAGCCCAGGCCCACGGGCGCGGAGCTGGAGGCCGCCAAGATGCGGATCACGGCCAGGGCGATCCGGAACGGCGAAGCCCGGCCGCCCACCACCCCAATCCCCGAGCTGAGCGATGGCCCAAGGGTGCGGCCCGACGACGCCATTGCCGACATCCATGCCCGCCAGGCGGTGGAGCCCGGCAGCCCCGGAGCCCAGGCCCTGGAGGATGAGATCCGGCTGACCGGTGAGCAGGCCCTGGACGATGCCGCCAACCGGTGGGAGGCCGAGCAGCAACTGCGGGAGGCCTACGGCTACGACGAGCGCACCTTCGAGGAGAAGAAGGCGCTGGGGATGATCGATGGGTGGGATGACGCCGAGGCGCCCGCGCCCAAGGCGGAAGCCGGAGAGATCCAGGCCCCTGTCCGCCCCGAGCGGCTGCGGCTGAGCGAGCCCCCGGATGACGGCGTGATGCCCACCACCGTGATGGGCAAGGAGCCCAGCCGCACCCCCGTGGCCGATGGCATGAGAGAAACCCTGAGAGAACTGGTGGAGAGCGACCGCCGCATGTTCAAGGAGATCGACCAGCTGCTCAACGACACCGAGAAACTTCTGAACGAGACGGGCGGCAAGGGGGTCAAACCCAAGAGCAAGCCCAAGAGCATCAAGGGAGCCATCGACGCCATCGATGCGGAGCTGGAATCCATCCGCCAACGTGCCGCCGAGGAGGGCTGCTGATCATGGCCAACACTTGCGACAACTTCTTCCAGCAGTCCCAAGAACTGCAGAAGCAGAAGCAGGAGCTCCAGCGCCGGCTGGAGGAATCCGAGCGGGCCCGCCGGGCCGGTGATCGCTTCACCACCGCCGAGGCCGGCAACGACGTGATCCTGCCGGGGGTCGATGGGAAGCCCCGGATCGTGAACACGAGCGACCTGAACCGTGGCCTCCAGCAGTTGGCCGATTCACTGGACAGCAAGCAGCTCGAGGATTTCGTTGATCGGTCGATGGGGCTGCGGCGGCGCCCAGTGGGATCCGAGGGGCAGTTCCAGAACTATGACCGGATCCTGCGGGAGATTGACATCTCCCAAGCCAAGGACTACGCCAAGCTGGCGCGGGCCCTGGGCTATGCCTGGGAAAAGATGGACCCCAAGGATTACGCCTTCGTCACTCAGGTGTACGGGCGCGAGCGGATGGCCGAGGTCATGGCCGAGGCGCTGAGCGAGTTCGGGGTAACGGTGCCCGAGGTGCAGGCCCGCATGGCCAACGACGCCGCGGGCTTCATCGGACTGGTGGAGCGGATGGCGAGGATCCGCCTGTTCGCCGATCGGACGAAGAAGAAGCTCATGGCTGCCACCGAGAGGCTGGCCGACTTCATGGAGGGGCTGCCCGGCGCCGAGGTGCCCGCCGCGTACAAGCAAGACGCCTACAAGTGGTCGAAGCTGGCCCTACTGGGTGAGCGCCACTGGGCCTTCGCCCGTGGGCAAACCGCCAAGACCCTGCGGAGCCTGCAGTCGGACATGATCGAGGGGGACATCCCCGACTTCATTGATGTGCCTTGGCTGTCCAAGCCCGAGGACCGGCTGATCCCCGGGGGCGCCGAGGGCGCCAAGGATGGAGACGTGATGCCCACCCGCGTGATAGGCCCGGAGGAAACCCTGGGGCTGACGGCTGAGGATGTCGGTCCTGATTCCGTGATCGGCCGCATCATCGACGCGGTGGATCAGGGCCCCGGCGGCGCCCAGCAGCTCCGGGACATCGTGGAGGCCCTGGAGATCGAAGGCATCGACCCCAAGGCCAAGCTGGACAAGGACTGGTTCAACACCACCATGCGACTGGGGCGGGCCTGGGTCAAGGACTCGCAGCTATCGAGCACCGTCACCCTGATCAAGTCCGGGGAAATGCCCAACATCTCAATGATGCTCTACGGGCCCCTTCAGAAGACCATGAAGAACGGGCTGGTGATGGTCCCCGCCGGCACCGGCAGCCTGAAGCGGCTGGGGCTGCTGGACAGCGCCAAGATCAGCGCCAAGGCCTACAACTACGCCCTACACATGACGCGGCAGGGGCTTAAGAAGCTATTCAAGGATGCCGTGCTCAGGGGCAAAAGTCAGTTCGGGGGCAACCCCGACACCTACGGCAAACGGATGAGCACCAACGCAGAGGTGCGGGCAGAGGCCAACCGGATCGCACAGCAGCAGTGGGCCACCAAGAACTTCCTGGCCAACGTGGCAATGGCCGGGCCCAAGTTGAATGTGGCCGTCCGACTGAAGCTGCAGGAGCTGTGGCACGACATGCCCCTGCAGCCGGCCCTCCGGTTGCTCGGCGCCTTCGATGAGGTGCACGGGAAGTTCCAATACATGTTCCACCTGATGAGCGACCTGGAGGTGAAGGCCAGGGCTGAGGCAGTGACGCTGGAGCTGGACACCCCCGCCAAGCGTGACGTCTGGGTGCAGGACCAGATCGAACAGGCGATCTATCAGGTGACGCCCACGGAGGCGAACATCAAGGCGTATCGCAAGCAGCACAAACTGGGCCAGATGGATGGCCAGCTGGGCCTTGACGGGATGCCTGAGGTCGATGACGACCTTTTCCGGTACACCGATCAGGAGGTGATGGACCTGATGGTGAAGCAGAAGGTGGCCGGTGGCCCAACCTTTGCCACCCCCGCATCGGTGCGGGCCTTCAACTACTCAGCCGAGATGCGGATGCAGGGCACGCCGAGTTCGGACTGGGGCCGCATCATGGGCGCGGAGCCCGGGACAGACTGGATCAGCGGCGTTGACCGCACAGTGATGGCGGCGAAAAAGGATTGGAGGCTCGACACGATCGTGCCCTACTGGCGGGCCCCGGCCAATGCCACTCTGTTCGATCTGCGGCTGGCCACCGGCCCCTTCTACGACCCGATCAAGATGCTGGCGATGATCTATAAGCAGACAGACTTTAAGGGGGTCGGGAGCTTTTTCTCCGACGTCGGCGAAGGGTTCCGGAAGGCTTCGGACGATGAGCTCTTTCAGGAAGTGGCTGGCCACTGGGTCATTTCCCTGGGCCTGCTGTCCCTGTTCACCGCCGTGGACCAGGCAGGCCTGATCACCGGCAACACCCACCCCGATCCCGCCAAGCGGAACAGCTTCATGGGGCTCCCCTACCTGGGCGGCATCCCCATCTTGTCCACCCTGTTCTTGTGGAAGGACGTCAAGGACGCGGCGACCAAGGCGGGCGCCAGCGACCTGGACGGCAACGAGTTGTTCAACGGGGTCGCCCAGGTGCTGACCGGCTACATCATGCGCGGCACCGGTATGGCTCAGCTGCAGCAACTGGTCAGTGCCTTGGGGGACGGGAACATGGATGCGTGGGATGCGCTGATCAAGTTCGGTGGCTTCATGGTGAAGGGCGGCTATGTGCCCTTCGTCGGCGCCGTGAACTCGGTCGAGCGCCTTTTCGGCATGGACCTGGCCAACCAGTACCAGGACGGCAAGAACACCCCCATGATGCAGTACCAGCTGGGCCTCGCTGGTGACATCGATGGCCCCCTGGCCGATGTGCAGAAGAGGCTCCGGGATTTCGCCTACAGCGCCGTGCCGTTCGTGGCCGGCTTCCAAGGCAACAAGAAAGATGTGGACTGGCTGGGCAGCCCCCGAGGCCACATCGCCGGCATCGATTTCGCCAAGGTGATCCCGATCGGCTTCCCTGGCGCCTGGCCAAACGATCCGATCTATCCCGAGCTGGAGGCCATGGGTGCGCTGGACCCGCCGGTGCAGCTCCGCCGCCGCAACCTCGACGGGGTGGGGATGTCTGCAGCCCTGCAGCGGGAGTTCGTGGACATCTACGGATCGGTCAGGGGTGACAAGCTGCTGGCCCTTAACGAGATGACCGGCAGGAACATCACAGCCAGATACCCGATCGAGTACCAGGCGGTCCTGCCCAACGGGGTCCGGGTGAAGGACGGGGAGACGGTCAGCATCGAACTGGCCAGCTACCTCGAGAAGCACGTCAGGGGGAAGAAGGTGGCCGAGGCCATGCGCTCCCTGTTCAACGACCCGCTCTACCAGCGGTTTGAGGCCGACCCCCGGCTGACCTCCGACCTGTCCCGCAAGGACATGCCCCAGTCGCTGCGACGCCAGCAGCCGGCCCAGCTGATGATCCAGATCATCAAGGAGCATTACCTGGAGCGGACCCGCAACGAGCTGGAGATTCGCGCCAGGGAAGGCAAGAGCGCCGAGGCCAAGGCCTGGAGCGATGCCAAGACCACTGCGGTCAAGGCCCGCACCAAGGAGTCGCTGGAGAAGCTGCAGGCGATCATCAACGCCCTGAGTGGCGCGAGGTGAGGGATCCCCGCGCCACTGCCCGCGCCATCGGCGGGGCCTCCTGGCTGGCCATCGCCTTCGGGGTAATTTTTCTGGTTGACTGCCGGGTGCACGGCGGCAAGGTGGACAGCTGCTACCTGACCGGCGGCGCCCTGGCGGGCCTGGGGACTGCGGGCCGCGCTGGCTACGAGACCGGCTTCTGGACCCCCAACCCGGCCCTGAACCAGGCACGACGCCGAACTAGGCGCGAGGAGGACGACCCGGCAGAATGACTCTGCACCCGTGCAGAGCAGTCCGTGGCGCTCCCCACCCCTTACTCCTATCGCACTTACGATGGGAATGGATCCACCGTCACGTTCGCGGTGCCGTTCCCTTACATCGCCCGCGAACACGTCCGGGTCTACATCAACAGGAACGCGACCACCGGGGAGTTCGAGAGCGAGCTGGCGCCGGGAACTGGCTTCACCTGGCCGAGTGACACCTTGGTGACCGTGACCGTCCCCCCGCCACTGGGGAAGACGGTCACGGTGGCGAGGGTGACCCCCATCGATTCGCTGGTATCGGTGTGGCAGGCCGGCAGCCCGCCCACGGCTGCTGAGCTGACCGCTGCAGACCTCCAGAACCTGTACGCAGTTCAGGAGTACATCGACCGGGTGGCGATCACGCAGGACGCCATTGCCCTTGTGGCGGGCGGTGCGCCACTGATCCAGGTGATCGACAACCTGACCAGCACCAGCCAACTGGCGGCGCTGAGCGCCAACCAGGGGCGAGCGCTCAAGCAGCTCATTTCCGAGATCGAGGGCACCGCCGGCACCACCCTGACCCCGTTGGCCTTCGGGGCAGTGGGGGATGGGGTCACGGATGACCGGGCCGCACTCAAGGCCGCACTTGAAAGCGGGAAAGTTATAGACGGAGGGGGGCTTTCGTATGCGATCAATGGAACCCTTCAGCCCACATCTTTCAAGGGCCTAAGGAACGCAACCCTCATTCAGATCGGCAACACTACCGTTTCCCAAGCTCATACCTTGCGTATTGAGGGAATCTCTGGCTTCCTTGTAGAGAACGTCAATATCAACATGGGCACCAATATCACAACGCTGTTCGGGGATGACGTGAATAGCGGGCTGTTCGTTCTGGGCACTCAATCCGGCTCCGGCCCTGGGACCACTACTACCTACGTCGAGAGCTTTTACATTTCAAACGTCACCGTTACCGGGAATGGTTGCGGCACTGGTATCCACATCCGTCACGCCAAGCGCTTCAGCGTGGTCAGCTGCATGGTCAGAGACCGCGTATCAGGATCTTCCCCGGACCCTACCAATGATTCGCAGAATGGATTCCATATTAACAACTGCGCTAACTTTACACTTGACGACTGCCAGGCATACAACTTACGGACCAGGCTCGCCGGAGTTGTCACGCTGAAGTGGACCCGTGGATTCCTTTTTGCTGAGTGCCGAGACTTCGCCGTAAACAACTGCATCCCTACCATCGCCGACCAAGGCTTCGACTTTTCAGGAAGCGTTATCGACGGCACAAGCCCTTCCTCCTACGAAGGGAACAGGCGTTTCACGCTGACAGGATGTGCGGCCAACAACTCAGGCACCTGGGGATTTAAGTTTGCCAACGTTACCCATGATGGCCTGATCGTTGGGTGCATAGCGAATAACACGACCGGATCCGGATTTGTGTGCTCTTCGCAAGAACCTGCCCACCCGCTTGCTAACAACAGCTTTAGGACTCAGGGCCTCCTTTTCGTAGGGTGCAAGGCTGTCAACTGCCTGCCCGGAGGGTGGGCTGATGTAACACGGGCTGGGTTCTATGTAGACACAGACAGCGATGGCTTGTACCCAAGAGATATAAAGTTTGTTGGGTGCTCCGTCGAGGACAATCAAGCAGTGCCAACCACTGGCTACGGATTTGCGAACAATGTTCCTGCGATCAACCCACTCGCCACGGACTACAACAAGAACATCACCATTTCGTGCAAGAATTGCGAGGTGAGCGGGGCTGCTGTGCATTATCAGGGGATTCAGTTCCCCGGTGCGACCCTGAAGGGGGACGCAAATGCAGGGGTCACGCAAACCAGCGAGTGGACCGCTGTGGACTTGCTCGGCACAGAGATTTACGACGCCTCAGGCCTGCACAGCACATCAAGCAATGCAGCCGCTGCTTATATCAAAGAATCGGGCCTGTATTTGATCAACGCAACGGCCACCTTTAACGCCAACAGCACGGGTAACAGGAAGATTCAGATTTTGCGAAACGGTGCGCCAATCGGCCAGGAAATGCGCTTCCCTCCGCACCCAACGAGTTACACGCGGGTATTCGCCACTGCCGTCCTCTATCTTGCGCAGGGGGATAATATCCGCTTTGAAATCTGGCAGGACTCTGGCAACCCGCTGAGTTACAACCGAAATGATGCCTTCCTGAGCATCGCCAGGACCGCATAACGCCCAGCCGCAGCGCTCCCACTCCTTGGCCCCGGCGTGATCCGCCGCAGGGATGGCGCCACCTCTGCACCCACGTAGACTTCCAGGGAGTCGCCGCCTCCTTTCGTCATGCCCGGGGAAGACCTCGATTGGGGTGGCGGCGTCACGCTGAACCAGTTCATGGGTGGCATGAGCGAAGATTCCTCTTGGGGCGGCACACTCACCCAGCGGCAGCTTGTAGACAGCGGGGGCGTGCCGGGTGGCGGGGGAGAAGGCGGATCCCCCACAAGCCTGTCGATCATCAACAGGAACGCCAGCACCCTCGACATCGCCAGCAGCACCGGCGTCGATGCGACGGTGCCGGCGGCAACCACCCTCCTGGCGGGGCTGCTGACCGCAGCGGATAAGACCCTGCTCGACTCCCTGGGTGTGATCGCCGCAGCCCTGGCGCCGGTGGCCACCAGCGGGGCCTATGCGGACCTGAGCGGTCGCCCGACCCTGGGCAACGCTGCGGCGCGGAATGTCGGCACCGCAGCCGGCACGGTGGCCGCTGGCGACGATGCACGGTTCACCGATGCCAGGGCCCCGCTGCCCCACACGCAGCTGGCCACCTCGATCAGCGACAGCACGGCGGCCGGCAGGGCACTGTTCACGGCGGCGAACGTGCCGGCGCAGCAGGTGCTCCTCGGCCTGAGCCCGGTGGCCCTGAGCGGGGCCTATGGGGACCTGAGTGGCATCCCCACACTTCCCACCCCTGGCGGCAGCACGGGCCAGACGCAGTACCGCACAGCGGGCGGCGCCTTCGCTGGTGCCTCGGGGTTGCTGATCGATCCCACCAGCGGGCGGCTCACGCTGGCGTCATTCCTGGCGGGCACGGCGCCGGCAGCACCGACCACAGGCTTCACGCTCTACGCGAATCCCAGCAACGCACTTTCGTGGAGAGGGGCCAACGGATTCATCCGCACCTTCGACGGCACCTCGAACACGGCAGACCGCGCCTACACGCTGCAGAACAAGTCCGGCACGATCGCGCACCTGGACGACATCACGGCTGCCAACGCTGGCGCCCAGCCGCTGACGTTCGCCTCCGCAGCGATCACCTACGCGGCGACCATCGATCTGGACATGGCGGCGCTCACCGGCCTGTACCGCACCATCTCCCTCACCGGGAACCTGACGCTGACCTCAAGCAACCGGGCGGACGGGCGGACGGTCACACTCCGGCTGATCTGTGATGGCACCCTGCGGACGCTGACAGTGCCGGCGGGGTGGGTGTTCCTCGGGTCGAAGCCGGCCAACATCGCAGCGACAAAGACGGGCGTGTTGTCGCTGACGTTCTTCGGCACGGCGGACGCGGATTGCATCGCGGCCTGGGGGGTACAGGCGTGACGCTCGGGCTCCAGGATCTGGCGTTCTTGGCGGCTGCCAGCGGCCAGCGGCCATGGACGCCTTTTGACACCACCACGGAATCATGGGGGAGGCCGGATGTCGCCAGTACGGTTACAGTATCGTCGGGCGTCCAGCAAGTAAGAGACGTAAAGGGAACTGCTGGGAGAAACTATGACCAGGGGACTACCGGAAACAGGCCTACGATAACGTCAAATGCTTTAAATGGTAGGGCCGCGCTGACGTTTAACGGGTCGCAGTTTCTGATTTTTGCTGGCGCACAATCAATAACGGACATCCTGCACAACCCGACTGGTGGGATATTCATCGCTTTATGGAGGGCCGGAACTACCGGTAACCCTAACGCGATTTACGCACTATGCGGAACAAACGCGGCATCGTCAAGCAATGTGGGATTCTACATTGCTTATGATGACAGAAGTAGCAGGCCGGTCAATGACAGATTGATTACTCAAATATCCAGAGGGGTGGCGGGTGCTGCATCATTCAATGAAACGGCAGACAACGCCCATCTAGCCAATACGCCCACAATTATCACAGTAATCAACAACCCCGGCGCGGCAGCCGCCGCCGATCGATCACTGATCAGGATCAACGGTAATACGGCAGTTCAGGGCAATACACTCACAAATACTGCGTCCTCGGCGACCTCTACTCATCAGATGATGATAGGAGCAGCCGGCAATTCTGCGGGTCCAGTGATCCCATTGGTTGGCGATATATTCGAGTGGCTGATCTTGCCCTTTGCGGGGATATCCGCTGCCATCGACATAGCACAAAGGTGCGAAGGCTATCTGGCTAGCCCTGCTGAGTGGAACCAGCAGAGCATCCTTGCGGCAGGCCACCCATATAAGTCTGCTCCCCCGATGATTTAACCACCATGACCGACCTCCTCCGACTCCGCGAAAATTACATTCAGTGGCCCTACACCGCAGCCAACCTGCGGGCCCAGGAGCCACATCTAAGCCTGAGCGCCGAACTGCCCGACCACGAGCTAGCCTCGCTGGCAGCTGTCGGGGTGTATGTGGCCCGTCCGAAGCCAACGGAGCCCCCCGTGGTCGATCCACGCCTCAAGAGGGTGGAGGAGGTGACCCCGATCTGGGGCCCCGTGGAGGTGGGCGGGAAGGAGGCCTGGCTGCAGCAGTGGGCCGTGCGTGATGCGACGGAGAAGGAGATCGCGGCCTATGACGCGGCCAACACCCCACCACCGGATTACGTGGGGTTCTACCGGGCCCTGCTGATCTCGCGGACCTACCAGGAGGTTGTCCTGCCGCTGGTGCTGAGCGGCCTGTCCACCACGATCAGCGGCCGGCTGACGATCTTCGAGAGCCAGTTCAGCGAGGCCCGCAACGACCGGGGGAACCCCGCCGCCCTGCAGGCAGCCCTCTGGATCCTGCTGGAGGAGCTGGCACCCAACCAGGAGATGCAGGAGGAACTGCAAGAACTGCTCGAACAGTTCAACCTGGCGACCCTCTACTCGCTGGCTCCCACCCCCAGCTGAGGCAGGATGAGCGACGACGCCCTCAATGAGTCCTTTGCCGAGCGAGTACCCGTCACCCGAGCGGGTGATATTTCCCGGATGCTGGGCAGGATTGAAGCCACGTTGGTGGAAATGCGCCTCGACATTCAGGCCGGCACCCGTGCTCAGACTGAGGCGAGAGAGCAGATGATGGCGTTGGATAGGCGTGTTGAAGTGCTGGAAACAGAGCGTGGGATACGGATTCGCGTCGGGCGTTTTACGGTACAAATGCTGTTTGTTTTACTGCTGCCGACTATCATGGCATTTAACCATCTACACGACTGGTTCGACAGTGTAAGTGAGTGTTGCCCCCCAAAGAAAACCCCCTGAGCAATTTAAAAGCCATGGCCGAAGACCAATCGCTGACCACGAAGCTCGCCACGATGCACGAGCTGGTGATCGACTCGATCCTTGGCGACCTCAAGGATCTGGATCAGCCGACGATCGACCAGGACGGCAATCCGGTGGCCTGGCCGATGGAGCAGCGCCAGGCGGTTCAGCGGATGGCCCTGGCGGTCCTGAAGCAGAACGGCGTCACCGCCCCCGCCCCCAATGGCAGCCGCCTGAACAATGCCGCCAAGCTGGCGGGCAAGCTCGATTTCAAAGGCCTCCAGGAGAAGCGCGCCATCGTGCTGCCCTTCAAACGCGAGCCCGAATCACAGGGCGCATGATCCCCCCGGCAGTCCGGCCCCGGCGTTCCGGCATCCGGCCCATCGCCATGGCATCGGCGCTCATCCCGCAGTCCGAGAAGAAGCTGTCCAGCACCGCCTGATCCAGTTCCGCCTGGCGCTGCTCGGCCTGCTTCGCCTGATCCTGGGCCACCGACTCCACGAAGAAGGCCGCGGCCATCGCCAGCGCATCGATACGGTCATCGAACGGCAGGCAGCCCCGCTCGGCGGTGATCCGGCTGAGCTGGTACGCCAGGCTCCGCTGGTGCCCCGTATCGGGGTCCATCTCGGCCTCCAGGTAGTCGTTGCCCAGCACCGCCTTGGCCACCACCAGTCGGTGCTGCTGGATCAACGGGGCCAGGGTGTCGATGATCCGGCGCTCCTTCTGCTGGCTGTGGCGCACCTCCTCGATACTGCACGGCCACACCCTGGCCATCACCGGCGCCAGGGCCGCGGTGAACATCCCATCCCCGAAGTTCGCTTCGGTCACCACGTTGGTCACCTCCCACCGCTTGGCGATCTGGGCCAGGGCCTCCAGCGCCTCATCTGAATACCCCAGCCGGGTGCCGCCGGACTCGAGCAGAAACTGGTTCCCGTTCAGTTCGGCCACCACCGCCCAGGCCATCTCATCCTTGCCCCGGCCGCTGGGGTCCACCGCCAGCACGCACCGCCACGCCTCAGCCTTGGGGACATAGGTGCCGATGAACGCCGGGCGGTAATACCAGCGGTCGGCGCCCATGCCGGTACAGACCACCTCCTGCAGCCGCATGTCGGTCCCGTTGCCCCAGCTCACCGTCTCCGGCAGCGCCTTGCCGTCCAGCGGCATCACGATCAGATCGCCCAGGCGGATCGGAAACCGATCCAGGGTGCTTAGCCGGCAGTTCAGCATGTAGTTGAGCTGCCAGCTGATCCGGGTGTTCCCTGCCTTCCTCGTCAGCAGTTCATCGAACCCGAACCGCTCCGGGTCCGTGGGCTGCCCCACCAGTGACGGGTCCGCCTCCACCTCGGCCAGGATCAGGGGATCCAGGTTGCCGTCGTAGCAGTCGATCTGCTCGCCCACCTTCGGGTCGGGATACTCGGCCGGCCAGTACCGCACGGCGTACCCCCGGCGGCGGGAGAGCTCCAGGTACAGGCTGGTCTCCAGGTGCGGCGTCCCAAGAAACATCACCTGCCGGGGGAGCAACTGGCCCTCGTCCGGCATGATGATCTGCTCCAGTTCCGTCACCGCATTGGCCAGGCGCTCCTGCTTCAGCGGCGTGATGGAGTTGTTCAGGGTCTCGATGTCATCCGGGATGGCACAGGTGCAGCGCTTCCCGGTCAGGGCGCTGGAGAGGATGCCCACGGCCCGCACCGATGGCGCCTGATCCCGGCCAGGGATCACCGGGCCCACGTCGAAGTTCCTGGCGCTGCTCCGGCCGTCCTGGCGCGGCGCCAGGCACTGCAGCAGCTCGATGTTCTGGAACCAGTTCAGCATCTGCGTGGTGATCTCGACCGCCTTCTCCTGGGTGTTGGAAGGGATCAGGATCTTCTCGCTGACCGGATCGCGCATCAGCCGCCAACTGGCATAGATCGCGGCCATGGTGCTCTTGGCCACCCCGCGGAACCCGATGGTGATCTGGCGGTTCGGGCCGTGCTCCATCCAATCCAGGATGCCCAGCTGCTGCTTTGTGGGCCCCCCGTCCGGTGGCACCAGGCCGATCTCGCGCAGGATAAAGGCCGCGAAGTTCGGCAGCGGCTCCAGCTCAGGCGGTAGGGGCTCCCAGAGGGTCATCCACCCAGCCGCACCTTCGAGCGGATCGCCTTCTTGCTGTCCCCCTTGGCCGCCAGGCGCTCCAGGGTCTGCTGCGACGCCTCCTGCTGCTGCTGGGCCTCCAGTCTCCGGCGGTCCTCCCGCTTCTGGCGGATCGCCTCGATCGCTTCAGCGCGCCCCGGCGGCTCCGGGATCCCCGCATCGGCCAGCATCTTGGTCCAGTTCAAAGGGAAGCCCTCCCACCCCGAGAGGCGAGAGGGCTTCCAACATCACCACCACCACGGTGCCGATGACCCACCCAAACACCAAGCCAACCGCCGGAGGCCGCGAACGGACCACGACAATCCTGCCTGAGGATGCGCGAGTTCATCCTACACGCCCTCCCATGCCTCGTTCTTGTCCGGCGTGGTCGGGTCATCCTCCTTGAAATGACCGCGCTCCTTGTGGGTCCGCTTGCGCTTCACCGGGGCAGGCTCGGCCTCCTCCTGTGTCTCCTCAGCCTTCTGTCGCTCCCGCCATTCCTGCTCGGCCGCGGCGATCTCATGGGCCGGCACATCACTGCCGAAGTGCTGCAGCCCCAGCCGGATCCGTTCGTCGTTCGTCAGATAGGGCACTGCACGGGTGCAGAGTTCACCCCAAGTCTACCGGCAATCCTTTGGCGACTCCAGTTCGGCCCGCTCGGCCTCGGCCCGCAGCCAGTCTGCAGTCTCGCCGGGGTCAAGGTCCTGTCGCCGCTCGCCGCGCTTCTCGATGATGTCGGCAAGGGCGCGGATCTCGGCGGCATAGCCGTATCGCCACCCACTCGGGTTAACGTTTTGCGTGTATGCGTCAAGCATCACCTGCCACAACGGCAGGGACTTGTTGTCGGTGCTCATGATGGTGATGATCAGGCGAACAGGGACATCTGGCCCGGCGATTCCTCCGGCAGCCGCTTAAGGGCGCCGGACCGTTTCAGGGCGCTCCGCACGATCGGCCCCCTCAGCTGCCGGCGCACCTCATCGCGCCACACCTTGTAGGGCCACAGACTGCGCTGCCCAAAGGGGTAGGCCTCCAGCAGCGCCTTCCGCAGTGCCCGCTCATCCTCGACACCCACCTCCTCGATCACCTTGGCGATGATCGGCGCTGCAATCTTTCTCCAGTAGCTGTCCATCACTGCCTCCAGATCGGCACGATCTGCGGCACCGTGGTGTACGGCGCCTGTTGGATCGGTTGCAGGCCATACCCAGGCGTCACCTGGATCACCCCACGGTTCACCGTGCTGGTCTCGAGTCGGTAGGTCGGCTGGCCATAGGTGGGAGTCGTCAGGCAGCCGCCGATCATCCCCGGCGTAGCGCCGTTGATGCCGCATGTCTGGGCATGGACCGGGGTCGCGGCGCAGCTGGTCAGGAGGAGAAGGAGGGGGAGGTGTTTCATGGTGGTGGTGGTTAGGCGGCTTCGGTGTCAGCTTCACATTCTGGATCCCACCTGGCCTTAACCAAGCGGGCCCGATTGAGCATCCGGGGATTGATGAGAGCGTTGGGATCGGTTCGGGTGCCAGGTGGCATCAGACCGGCGGCTGCCAGGGTTTCCTTCAGTCCCCGCAGGTAGCTCAGGTCGTCAGGCTCGAAATGGGTGATCTCCCGGCGGCCCGGCCTGCTGGTGGTGCGGGGCCTGGACGCTGCAGCGGCGTCGATCCCGGCCTGTGTACGGGCCCAGTTCATGCCGCCACCGCCTGGAGCTGTTCGCGCTCCAGATCGACCTCGGCGCCGATCGTGTCGGGCTTCAGGGTGCACACGTCCTGATCCCCCTTGCGGGTGGTCAGGTAGGCCTTGAACCGACCCCAGGCGATCTGCCGGCTTGCGATCGAGCCGACGTGAGCGATGTACGGGTTCACCATGTAGCCCACCTGGCCGGTGCGTGGGTTTCTGGTGCGAGCGACGAGCTGGAGGTCTACCAGCTTTTTCACCTCGCGCCGGGTCGCTGCCTCGTCCCGGCCGAGCACCTGGGCCAGGTAGGTGGGAGTCACCCAGGCGTGGCCGGTCTTGTCCATGTGATCCACCAGGAACCAGAGCACCCCGACATGGCCACAGGTCAGCTTCCCCCCGGCCACCAGGGTCTTGAGTCGTTCGGATGCCAGCCAATGCATGGCGAAGAGGGGCGTTCGAGGCCTGTCGGGTGGGTCTGACGAAATCATAGCTGCAGTGGTGCAGAGCTTTCTAGTCAACCATAACTCCCAAAAACAGGTTAGTTAGCCCAGATGGATCCGTTGCCCCAGCAGGGCCGTTTTTGGCGTCCTTCTATGACTCTCATTGGACGGCAGCGAGCGTGATGCGAGTCGTCGGCCACCAACGGGGCACAGGCCCTCAGGGCCGCCCACCTCTGCCGGCTGTTCCGCCAGCCGAACGAATCCACCCATCATCGTCCACCACACGTTCAGTGAGCACCGGAGCGCGAAGCGCGAGGAGCGGAACGCCGATCTCCCAACGAAGCCAGGAAGGAGGCAACGCAGGGGGCACGCGCAGGCGAAGCCGAGCATGGACCCGGCCAACGAAGCCACACTCCACCGCTGCAGCCCACAGCAGCCCCAGGAAGACCCCTCTGCACCCTCGCAGGCATGGATGGACCCCAGGGCACCTCAGAAGCCCCTCGCAGGGTCGTAGAGGGGCCAGGGGCAGATCACAGAACCTCAGAGGATTTAGGGGGATTTAGGGGGATTTAGGGGGATTTAGGGGGGCGCAATTTTTTTCTCGCGGCAGTAGCACCTCTGGGGTGAAAGGGCAACTCGTTGGACCCGTTTTTGGGTCGCGCGACTGGGGGGTGTCCCAAACCGGCGCGATGCGCGAGCGCCCCCCGTGGCCCCCTGCTCGATTTCCGCCCTGGGGGCCACTGCCGCATCACCAGGGCATCAGCAGGGCCAGATCCCTTACCACCACTGGCGTGCAAGCGGATGCGACATCCACTGACAGGGGTTGCCCGGGCCTGGCAGGGGTGCCCCGCGAGTGAGAAGGGGTGAGAGGAAGGTGAAAGTTTGGTGAGTATGCTACGAATTGTTACGAGTACGCCACACCCCGCCACTCGCCCCGGCGCACCGCCGCACAATGGGGGAGTTCTGCAGGGATGCAGGGCACACCACCACCACCACCACCACCACCACCACCACAGACCAATGCCCAAGAACCGCTACCGCATGGAAGGCCTTCCGGGGCTGGCCGATGCGAAGGAGTGGAACCCACCACCACCGCCGCAGGTGAAGCCGGAGCAGGGATGGCTCCCGTTCTCGGATGGGGGCCACCTGGGACCACTGTTCAACACCGAAACCACAGCAACCGAACCATGTACACCGTCCGCAATGTGATCACAGGGACCGAGTTCAAGGTCCGAAACATGAATGAGGCCCGCGCAGCATGTCGCCGGGAACGGCTTACTGCCGCGATCGGCAATAGGACGGCCTGGCTCTCAAGCCTTGCCGCTGGCTGCATCGATGTGTTTGAGGACCGCTCTGAGAACTTCCGTCTCGACTTCTGAACCACCATGAAATTCACAGTGCGATGGATCGGCCCCTATGTCGCCGTTGTGCGATGGATCGGCCCCTATGTCGCCGCTGAGGTTGAACACGACTCGATAAAGATTTATCTGGAAGTGCTCACCAACACCGAGCGCGAACAGTTGATCGAATCGCTCACAGATGCCATTGATTCTCTCTCTCTCCTAACGAACACCACCAAAACCCATGACAACCGATGAACTCATTCTCACGGGGCTCGCCATGACTGCATCAGCCGTCCGCACCATCGTGATAAACCTCGTGGTTCCCGTTGTGGCCCTGGGGATCACCCTGGCCACCCTGCACCGGGAACAGACACTGCCGGCACTGCCGCCGGCCCGATCGCAAGTAGTGCCGACGAGCTCGCTTGTCGGCTTGGGGGCGCCCACTGTGGCGCTCGCCACCCTTCCAGTTCGAGAGCTTCGCCTGATGGCTCGTGCGGCAGGTCATAAGGCCCTGACGCGCTCCGGCCGCCGCGCCCAGCTGCTGGAGGTGCTGGCGTGATGACAACACACTTCGTTTTCCCAATCACTACGACGCTCAACCGCATCTATTCTTGTCATCCTTGCCAGGACGGCTGGAGCGCTGGGATGGACGCAGCAGGCAAGTCTGAACCTGACGATGAGCCGATCAGCTACGAAGCGATTTTGGATGCTGTTGGCCCAGAAAATGCTATCTGGTGCTGCAAGGCGGAACCAGGCCACTCAGTCTTGTGGCGTCGTTACGCTGTCTGGTGCGCAAGGCAGGTTGCGCATATAATAGCTGATCAGCGCAGCATTGCCGCGCTGGATGTTGCCGAGCGTCACGCCAACGGCGACGCCACTGATCAAGAATTGGCCTCCGCCTGGGCCGCCGCCTGGGCCGCCGCCAGGGCCGCCGCCGACGCCGCCGCCAGGGCCGCCGCCGACGCCGCCGCCTGGGCCG